CGAGAAGGTCGTGGCGCCGACCTTGCCATTGATGGTGATGGTCTTCGTATCGCCAGCGGCCCAATAGTTTGCGCCCTGGTTCGCATCGGAGACCTTCTTGATGGTGGCCCAGGAGTTGTTATTGAGGGTTTTGCTGACGTAGGAAAGAGCCAACGTATAGCCCTGATAGGCGGTTGCGTTGACGCTTCCTGTTGCCGTCTGCCCGTTCAGCGAGGCCGTCACTTCCCATGTGCCGGTGTTCGGCAGATAGAACGTGTTGGAGCCCGTGCTCGTATCGGTGAGGGTCGTGCTCCCGTTCTTGACGGTGATCGTGCTCCCGGTATCGACCGTGACCGTGAGGGTGATAAAACTGAGGGAGGCCGTGTAGCTGCCTCCGTTGGTAGTGACGCTGACAGAGGCGCTATTCGAGGCTACGCCAGAATAGACGCCGGTGACAGTATAGGTGCCGGCCTTCTTGATGGTGATGGTCGCCTTGCCGGTGCTGGCTACGGTGCCGCTATAAGTGGTGCCGTTGCAGCTCGCGGTGACGACCGTGCCTGCCTTCGCGGAGACGGTCAGCGTAGCCGCGAAGTAGGCGAGCTCGATGGTGTAATTGCCACCCAGAGAGGCCGCATTTACGCTGCCGTCGGTGCTCTCGCCGTTCAGCGTCGCGCTCACGCTCCAGGTGCCGGTGCGGGGCAGATTCGTGGTGAAGCTGCCTGCGGTGTTGGCCGTGCCGGTGATCGTGCTGGTTCCGTCCGTGATGGTGATTGCACTGCCTGCGGCTACTTTTACGGTAAGCCTGGGAAGGGTGGCACCGAGTACAGTATCGAGCGCGTCCTGCACGTTGCTGGCCTCGATGCCGGACGTGGAATTGTCGTAGGACGTATCAGCAGCGGAGCCGCCTCCGCCTTTGCCGGCGCCTGCGTTAAAAGGGCCATAGGCCATGTGGATGTTCCTCCTCTCAATCTGTGTACTTTACGGTGTTGATGATGTGATACTGCGCCGAAATAGCGGCCGTGGGGACGCTGGCGGCGCGAAGCCGGAACTTTCCGGCGTAGCTCTGGGTGTTGGTGAAGTTTGCCGCCCGTGCGATTTCAGAGCTCCCCGGCGCGACATCGACGGCCACAATGTCCGTCTCAAGGAGCCCGGACACTGTGATGTCGATGAATTTGGGATGCTGGGGTACGGAAGAATCCGTACCCCAGCCGGTCGTCGGGATGGTGAAGGCTACCTTGCTGTTGATGTCCTGCTTTTCGTGCAGGATGCCGTCGATTTCATCGACGCTCTGCGCGGTCGCCTCTGCAAGATCGCCTACGGTAGTCCTAATGCCCTTGATATGTTCGCAGAGAGCGGCAAGGCCCCCGCCCAAAAGAGCTTTGACACTTGCCATAAGGGTTTACCTCCTTCGGCTGTTGGATTAGCCCTCGTCGTCTGCCAGCAGCGCCGCGATCTCCTCTGCGGTGTAGTCGCTGATGTCGCTCCCATGGAGCACGGTCTCGGGCAGAGTATAGACGGTCTTCTCCTCGCCGTTGACCTTGATGTTGCCGTTGGTGACAGAAGCCTCAACCTTGGTGGCACCCTCGGCGATGCCGCCCAGCTTCTCGCCTTCGGCGTCGGTCATCAGGCGCTTGCCAGCCTCGGCAGGCACGAAGTCGGAAGCCTTCTTGCCGCTGTCGGTCAGGTTGCCGTTAGCGTCCAGGCCTGCGAAGTTGCCCTCGGTAGCATCGGCAACCTTGTCGGCCTTGCCGCTGATGTCAACGACCTCGGCCTTGGGGACAAACAGACCGTCTTCCTTGACCTGCAGGGCGTTGTCGGTGGCCTTGGAGACGTTCACGGCGACGGTGATTTCCTTGCCGTCAACAGTCACCTTCGCGGTGCTGGTGTTGCCACCGGTGTAGGTGTCCAGCAGATAGGTCAGGTCAACGAAGGAGTACTGAACGGTGTTGTTGTCGCCCTTGACAGCCAGCACCATAACGGGCTTGCCATCCAGGTTGGGGTTGGTGGAGCCGGGGTAGGCGGTCTCGCTCCAAGCGAAGGTCTGAACTAAGACGCTCTTGGTCTGGTCGAGGAAATACTCAGTCGGGAAGTCGAAAGAGAACGCGGCGGTGCCGGTCTGATCGGTGCTGGTATAGAGGGAGACGGTGTTGCCGTCAACCTTGCCGGACTTAAAGGCGGCGGTCGCTGCCTGCTGAACAGGGGTAAACGCGCTCTTTTTGACGAAGTCCTTCTTGATCTGGGCTGCGAGGTTCTGAATGGTTACTTTCGTGGTGATGTTCTTAGACATTTTTATGTCCTCCTAAAAAATAATTTTTGTGTGTTGCCTGGGTGGCTCAGTTAAGTTCCATCCCCGTTGAAGATGTTTTCGACCGCCTGATTGACGTCGCTCTCGTCTACGAGGTCGTCGCTCGTCATAACGGTCTCTTTGGAAACGGTGAGCGCCTCATTCTTGTCGAAGGCAAGGCCGTCCCCGATGTGCACGGCGAGATTGCCTTCATCATCGAATTTGAGGCCCTGTCCGGCGCCTACGCTTCCGCCACTTCCACCTCCTTTGCTGAACAAAATAACGGTCGCCTGGATATTTGCTTCCGGGATGCGCTTGGAGAAAAATCTGACGTAGCCGTCATAGGTCTCGCATCCACTCACGACGCCCGCTTTATTCGCAATATCGAAGTAGCCGAGGTCACAGGCACCCATCGGAACGAGGTCGCCTTTCACTTCGCTTTCCACGACATCACACACATAGTCATAATCGGCATTTGGCTCTGCGGCTTCCTGCCATGCCTCCGGCGTGAGGGTTACGGTATAGGTGCCGTAATAACCGCCGCCGGGGCGCTTTGCGATCTCTCGCTTTACAATGTCCGTGACTTCTTCCTCGGTCACGAGCTCGCCTTCGTCGGCAAGCTCCTGCACCTTCTTCGCCACGGCTTCGCTGATGGAGCCAGAATGTGCGTCTGGGTCTTCGTTGTGCTCCTTGATAAGCTGTTCTACGCGCTCGACCGTGGCAAGCGCCTCCGGGTCGATAGCAGCCGTGACGGTATCGACGTCGCCGACCGCCGTAATGATGTCAAACGTCGCCAACTTTCCGACGATGCTGCTCGAGGGGCGAATCCACTCCGGTTCGTTTTCGAGAACGAGGTAGGTATAGGGCACCTCGCCTTTGTCGGGGTCTTCTGCGTAAAGCAAAAGGCCCGTTGCATAAAAGCCGTTTTCGACGTCTGCGCTGTTGATTTGCACTGTGACCTGACACTCGCCGGCCACAGGGTTCGTGTAACCGCTGATTTTTGCATCCATGACGTAACCGGCAGGCTCGGTCATGGTTTTCGGGGTCTGTCCCTCCTCGATGTAGCCTTTGCCGACCGCAACGCGGGTGTAGTGCATCTTGCAGCGGCCGGCGAGCACCTTGGCAATAAGTTCAATTCCCGGAAAACTGCCATAGCTGCCGTCTTCAAATTTCGCCATAGGTCGTTCCTCCTTTTAGTCAATTCTCTTGGGCTTGATGTGCGTGTGGTACATGGCCCCGCCTGCGGCGCTCTGACGCGCCGCAAGAGGCCTCTCCGTGTCCGGGGGTAATCCGGGTAGGGTAGGCTCCAGGAAGCCGCTGTGCGCCACGAAAACGGGCGCCGCAAAGGCTTTATCTTCGCCGACCGGAAGCGGTGTGAGCTCGGGCCGTAAAAAGCTGCCGTATTTCACATCGACGGGGTAGTCATAGGCTCTGTCTTGCCCTACGGGAAGCAGCAAAAAAGCGGCGCCTACTGCGCCGCCGTGGGAAATATGAAGGTCGCTGCGATAGGTTCGGTAGGTTCGGAGATAAAGCCGCAGGCCGACGCCGGCGACGAGGATGCGCTTGATCGCGTAAGCAATCTGCTCAATGAGGTCAAGACGCTCTTGGCTCAATAGGCTTTGGTCTACATAGAGGGCCTTCTTCGCGGGAAAAACGTCCTCAAGAAGAATGTCGGAAAAGTCAACGCCAAGCAGCTCGCCGGCTGCTCGAATTACGGTATCGTCGTCGCCTCCGGAGAGCTGGGCTATCATTTTTACGCGGATAAGGATGCGATAGAGCCCGTCGGAGGCTGCCCCACGTTCGACGCCGAAATTCGCGCCGTAGCGGTCGAGGACAGCGCCTTCGGCGTTGTCGATGTTATCCCAAAGTCTCACGAGCTCCGCGTTCTCCCGTATGATTTCAAGCCCTGTGGCAAACAGAGAGAAGACCTTGCCGATATTGGTCTCGAGCGGCTGGTTATGCCTGAGGTTTTGAAGGTCGCGCCGGGTGTATGCGCTCGTGAGCATTTCGAGCATCTTCTCAAGGTATCCGTAGCTCATTCGATGCTCACCGCCCCTTCTTCGGTGACAACCTTGCTGCGGCTATCAACCTTGATGTTCTCTTGCTGCAGGTCGTCCGGGCTCGTGCCGATATAGATGTCGAAGTCAAGGACGCCAGGCACGGTGTAGAGCCTTGCGGGGAGCTGCTGGTGGTAAAGTGTTTCGCCGATGCTCACGCCGCCGCTCTCGTCGTCACCGATATAGTCGGTGATGGCGGCCTTGAGCCGGTCGGCGCCGTCCCTGGGAAAATTCGCGTTTGTAACGAGGTTCGTGATCTTGACATAGACCTTTACCGGTGTCGGGCGGTTGAAGTGGATGTCTTTTGTGTTGCCGCTCGCGGTGATAACCTGGACGACCTTCTGGCCGAACGTCTGGATGCCGGCGCCCAAGCGCCGGTAAATCACGCGAGAAATATCTTCATCGAGGCCGCCATAGACGACCGCCTCAATGCTGTGAGGCGGAAGCCCGTGCTCATCGGTGTCGTCGGTGTCGTTCTCGAAGACTTTGGCTTCCATGATGCCCTCAACCTCTTGCAACAGCGCCGCTCTGATGGAATCTGCGTTCACGCCGCCGGCGAAGTCCACGGAAGCATAGTAGCGGTCGCGGAACTCGTCGTCGGTCTCTCGCTCGCGGCCTCCGGTGAAGGCTGCTGCGTTCGTGACGCCGGTGATACCGGCGATGGCGCCCGGGTTGGTGATGGTCGTAACGGTTCCGGCCTCTACGTTGCCTTCGGGCCCTGTGTTCGTGCACCTGGCCGGGACTAAGGCTGTTCCGTCTGCCTTAATCTCTGTTTCAGCCACGGCAAAGAACTGGATGCCGGCTGCCGTCTCGGCGAGCCAGCCTTCGGGGATGATCGTCCCAGGAGGGCCCGTGACGGTCAAATAGCCGGTGGCCTTCTGCGCCGAAAGGACGCGCAGACCGATGGCGCGGCCGAGGTTCAATAGGGATGCGCCAACCGCAGTATCAACGAAGCGGCTGTTATAAACGTCCTCCAACACCGAAAACAGGATGTTGAGCATCCAAGCATAGATGCGAAGGAATAGGCCGAGAGGGCTCCGCACTGTGAGGTTGGCGGCTGCGCCCCAAAGCTCTCGGGCCTTATACTCCAGCGCGTCAAGCAGCTCGGTATATGTCGGCCTGCGGAAGCCGATGGAGGTTAAGCCCCATCCGTAATCATTCACTTGCTGTCACCTCCATTCTGACGGTAGAGCCGTCGTAAAGTGTACCTGTGAACTCTGCGCCCAAGCTGCGTCCGGTGATTTCCGGCGTAAGCTCGTCGATCTCCTTCACATAGGGCTCTTGGAAGATAGAGGCCCGCAACACGTCGTCGGCTTCGTCCTGGGCTTCGCTGATTGGCCTTCCCATAACTCGCTGCCATTCTGTGCCGTGACCCGTATTCAGCGGAAATTCGCCCTTCCAAGTGAGCAAATTGTTTCGGATATTCTGCGCGATGGCGTTGCCGTCTTCTACGACCTCCATGATGCCATCAGCGTCAAAACATAGGTCTCTGGTCTCGGGGTCGAGCTTTAATGCTGATATTTTAGCCATGTTGGCCTCCTTACTGCGGGCCGCCGGTGGTTCCGCCGCTGTCGCCAGGGTGGGTGTGCGTCGTCATTTCAACACCGCCGGCGGCGAGCTTGCCATCGACGGTAACATCACCTTTGATTTGGATGCCTCCGGCCGTAACGGCAATATATACGCTTCCGGTGTCCGTTCCCAACACAAGGGCGCTTTCGGGGAGCCCCGTCACGGGCTTGCTCGCAGGAACGAAGGCGCCAATGAATATTGCATCCTCCTCCGCATGGTTCCGCTCCGTGTTCGGCTGGCACTCCTGCCCGGCTTCGGCTATGCGGTCAATGTCGTGGTCTGCGTAAAGCAGGATGCCAACGTCTCCGGCCGCGTACCACGGTCGGCAAACAAAGCCGCCGCCGCGAATGAGGGCCACGGGGACACCGAGCACCTGGGGCGGCGTTCTATAAACGCCTGCATCAAGCGCCTTTGATAACGGCTGCACATCAACGGTCATTTTTGTAGGGTCGAACTTTTCCACGCGGCAAAGAGAAGCCACATGGAGCCCTTGCTCCATCTGCTTCCGCTCTTGGAGCTCGACGGCAAATTGGTTTCTGTTCATGCCGGCTTCACCTCTATCTCGGTTATCCAGTCTCCGCTCGGGCTGCCGCTATGCTTTCCGCCCTTTATGAGATAATTCCCTTTAAGGCTGTTGCTGGTGATCTTCACGACGTCTGCGGGGCCGAGGTGGTAGTTGAGCAGGCAGCGCCGCCGGTATGTCGGCTCCTGCTCCTCGCCGTTATCAATGGTGGTCTGGTTCGTGGTCGTCTCTGTGTCTTCCGTCTCCTCCGTGGAGCGAAGGAGGCCGGTAGATTGCGAGAGGTGGAAGCCCATATTGAGCCCCTTCGTCGGGTCGCTGATTGTGATAATGCCGTTCCGTATCAGGAAGCGGCTCTTGCAGTCCAGCGTGACGATTTCGCTGATGGCGTCTTTGACCTTTCCTTTGCAGACCTTCCCTCGGGGATAGACCTTGTCTTCAACGAGCTCCATTTGCCCGACCTCAAGGCCGAACATCGTGAGAAGGTCATTCAGCACGGCGCTTGCCTTGATGCCGGCCACATAGGTTTTGTTGACCTCTTTTGAGAGCCATTCGTCCAGGGCTTCCACGGCCTCGATGGTGGTTATCCAGTCCGTTGCCTGCTTTTTCGAGCTGGCCCGTGATACCTTCCCGACGAAAATCGTTCCGACGTCGCCTTCATATCCAGCGTTCAGAATGACGACCATTCCTTTCTTGATGCTGGCCCGGGTGCTCTGCGAAAGGTTGTAGGCCGCGACGGTAGCCGTTCCGAGTTCTTCGCTGTCCTGGAACGGCACGTCGAATGTGAAGAAAAGGCTCGAAAGGTCGTAACGCTTCGGCCCGAGCTGGAGGCTCGCTGCGCGTTTCCAGAAATTCATGCCGTCACCCTTTCGTATAGATAGAGCTTTACTTGCTTCCCGAAGTTTTCCCAGGTGACTTCATGGATGTTGTCTCCGGTGAGGCAAATCGGAATGATAACCGGGATGGGGAAGCGTTCGTCTTCGACGCTGTTGAAAAGCGGACGCCCGTATCTGACAATATCGCCGTAAACAAGAAGCTCGCCGGTCGCAGTAATGGAGAGGTCGGCGGTGAAAAATCCGCCGACCTCGTTGTACTTGATGCAGAACGTATAGGTTTTGTCCTGGAGCTTTACCGAAAAATTGTACGGCACCTTCCTGGTGTCGATTTCGATGTAGTTGACCTCATTCCCGAGGTCAATCAATTTCAGACCTTCCATACCGTTCTCCTTTACGCTGCGGAGAAGGCGGCGGCGTTTCGAGCGTTCGGGCCGCTGCTACTGGCAGGCTTGTTCTGGTAGCTCTTGACGTATGCGGAGTATGCGCTGCTGGAAATTGTTTCGCCGACCGTGCTTTTCAGCCCTTCGGCACCGGTCGCCTTCGTCTGATTTGTGCTGCTGGCGCTGGTGCTTGCGCCTGCGTCCTGGGCGCTCATAAGCTGTTCGCCCATTTCGACGTAATCCGAGGAGGCCAGATTGACGACCTGGAGCTGCATAGTGAACTTCGCACCGTTCGCATTCTTCGCGTCGGTGGATGTACTCAGCGACGTAATGACGCAGTTAGAAATGCGGTTCCGGCCGGTGTAGGTCAAGATGTCTTTCTGGTTCCACATACGGCGCATGAGCGCCGCTTGCCCGTCGCCATTGATGGTGACGCCGGTGATGGTGAATTTGATGGGGTCATTGACGACATGATCGTTGATGTCGCTGCCTTGCTCAACGGGGTTCGACGTCACTTTGCTGGTGCGCTGGACGCTTTCGTTTATGACGACGCCCGTTGTGCGAGCATCAAGCCGAACCGTGCCGCAGCTCCCCGAAAGGGTGTATGCCATGTTGTCGTCCTCCTATCGTGCGAAGCCGCCTTGCATAGCGCGGTGGTGGTATTCCTGCTCCTTCTTCTCCTCCCAAAACTGTTCCATCAGTTCGCGCACCTTGTCGGCGATACTCTCGGCCGCGTCCGGCGCTGCTGTCTCTCCGGTCAGCGTAATGCTGATTTGGGGAGAAAATGTACTATGGTCTTGGAAAGAGGCGCTTTCGCTGCTGGTGGAATTGTTGATGATTTGGTCTGTCTTATCGGCCGGGATAATTGCGGTGCCCTGAGGCAGGAAGGCAAGCTCGCCGCCCTCCTCGTTCATGCGCGTCCAGCCGCCAGCGAAGCTCGGTGTACCGTCTGCGTTCCCGGGAATATTTACGCCGGTAACGCTGATGTTCGCATTGCTGACGCTCTGCGCTGCGGTGGCAATCCGCGTAAAGGCAGCGCAAATCTTGGCGGCGCCGTCTTCGGCGGCGGTTGTCATGCGCGTCCATGCGTCTTCTGCGTCAAGCGTCATTCTCGCGTAGGCGGTCTCAGCGTCGTCGGCCATCGCGGTGTAATTCTCGTTGCCGATTTCTCTGGCAGCGGTTGCGGCTTCCGTCATGGCGTCCTGTGCGTCCTGGGTGGCCGCAGAAACGCTCGCAGAGTATTCCGAGGTATCTATTGCCAAGGAAGTCTCCGTGCCTGCTGCGTCGTCGAGGCCGCTCACAGCGCCGGTCAAATCATCTACGGCGTCGCTGCTGTCTTTTGCTCCGCCGAAAATACCGGCAAAGAAATTCGCCACCTTGCTCACGCCGTTGGCGAAGAAGCCGATTAGATCGCTTACCCAGCCGACGACAGTGCCGAGCACGTCGGCGACGATTTCCAAGAGTGGGGAAAGTGCCTCGATGATAGGAAGCACCACGCCGGAAAGAACGGTCGAAAGAGCGCCGATAAGGGTCTGCGCCGTAGGCAGAATTGCGGAAATGAGATTTGAGCCGATGTCGATGATGGGCCCGAGGGCGTCGGCAAGTATGCCGATGATCTCGCAAAGGGGCGGCATCACGGCGCCGGCCAGCTCGCCGACAATGGAACCGACAGCGGAAAAGGCTTGCCCGAGGACGGGGAGAATTTGACCGGAGACCTGTTCTATAACCGGCATGAGCGGCTGAATGACATCCTGGTTTAGAACATTGAAAATCTCAATGAGCGGTGGGAGCGCGTAGCTTACGAGTTGACTGATAATATCAGCCAGCGGCGGCAAAATCGTTCCGGCGAGGTCTCCGAAGATTTGTAGCAACGGGCCCGCTGCGCTTGCGACGGTGCCGAGCACGGTCGTAAGCGCCGGGATAAGGTTTTGCCCGAGCTCTACCAAAACGGGGGCGACGCCGGCCAGCCCGTCCGCAAGGACATCAACGAATGACAGGAGCATCGGCTCCAGGGTGGGCCAGCTATCGACCACGGAATCTACGACGGTTTCAACCGCCGGCGCGAACTTGCTGCCTGCGGTAGACAAGAAATCATTGAAAATGCCCTTGAGAGACTTCGTAGAATTGACGAGGCCGTCCGTCTGCGTGATCGCGGCCTCTTGTATAGCCTCGCTCTGCATCAGGATAGCGTTTAGTCTCACCTGGGCGGCCGCTGCGTCGTCGAGGCTGTCAATATTCTCTCCGAGCCCCAGCGCCGCTGCGCTCTGCTTTAGTGCAGTTTCATCGAGCATTATGCCGTACTCTGTAAGTGCGGCCGTGTCGCCTCCAATGGCGCTTTGAATTACAGATAGTGCTTCGGCGTCCTCCATGTTGAAGGCATTACCGAAGTCGTATGCGAGGGATGTTGTGATTTCGGAAAGGTCTTGCGCCGCTTCCGAGGTTATCCCGAGGTTTTTATACATGGCCTGGTTCGAGACCATGAAACTCTTTACCTCGTCTTCGCTGCGGTGTACGGCGTCCGAGTAGTTTTCCACCCATTCGGCGGCGTCGGAGGTAAAGAGCGCGTCGAACTTCTTTGCGGTGTTTTCCCCGGCCGCAAAGGCATTGAGCGCAGCCTCTCCAAACTTCACAAGCAGCTCGGTCGCTTTTTTGATAGCCTCAAAACCGACGAACTTCTTGATAACAGAGCCGAGGGCTTCGGAGACCTTATTGCCGGCCTCCTCGCCGGCGTCACCCATGTCCTCTAAATCCTGCTCTGCGTCGTTTGCTTCGTCCCCGGTCTCTTGCTCGCCCTTCTTCGCCTTCCGAAGGGCTTCCACAAGGTTGTTACGAATGGTCTTAATCGGATGCCGGAAGGCGGTTCCGATTTTCTTGGCTCCGGTCTCGAACGCCTTTGCAAAGCCTTTGACTTTGTTTGTGGAAAAGTCGATTGCACCAGTAATTCCGGTGCCGAAGCTCTTGGCGATGCTTTTTCCTGCTTCAAGGCCGTCGGCCATTGTCTGCTTGAATGCGTCGCCGAGGTTTTCCGCCTCCTGGGCGGTTTTCCTGATTTGTGCCCGGAAGGCATCGGCATCATCGCCGGCGTCGTCCAGGCCGCTGCCGAACTGTCGCGTTGTCTTCTCTGCCGCGCTGGTTGCGTTACCAACATTTTGCGCGGCTGCTGCGGCGTCGTCTGCTGCATCGGAGAAGGCGGCAGCGCCGTTCCGGGCGGCTGTGCAGGCGGAAACTGTTCCGGCACCGAACTTCTGTGCACCCATTTCGACGGCCCCGAGCTTTTGCTCCAGCTCGTCAACCTTTTGGGTTAGCTGTTCTATCGAGCTATCGGCGTCGCTGGTCTCAAATCCCACGCCATATTGAAGCTCTCTTGCATCGTCCACCTGTGTCACCTCCTTGGAAAAAGAAGTAGCCCCCGGAAAATCCGGGAGCTACTGTCTGCTTTTTGCTTTCTCCCGCGCCTCCGGGAGCCATTTTTCCATATACAAGAGCTTGGCTTCGACCGCCTCGCGGTACTCAGCCAAGTCCATGCCTTTGAGCTCGGAATAGGTAATTCCGTTGCCAGAATAGACCATGCTCCAAAACTCTCTCTTTGCGACGGCTCGCCGGTGCGCTTCGGCTATGGATTGTTCAACTGCGAAGAAACTGCTCGATGGCGCCGATAAGCTGCTCCGGCGTCTTGAGGTCTTCCTTCTCGTCGAAGTATTCCATGCCCTGGGCCTTCACCTCGGGAGGGGAAATGACGCAGTTTTTGAACATACCGTCCATGTACTTCGCGCTCTTGCGCTTGCCGCTGCCGGTGTTCCCGCACTCGTCATTGAAGTCGTAATACCAGGACGGGGAAACGCTCTGGAGCTCGAACTCCTGCCCGTTGACGGTCACTTTCTTTGTCTTAGCCATATACTTTCGATAGCCCCTTTCAGATAGACTTTTAGGCCGCTGCGGCCAGTTTTTCCGGTTCATCCCCCGGGCCCTTAACGGTAGTTAAGGGAGGGGATGAAAATGTTGATGGTTTCGCTGCCGACCTCTTTGGCCCGGTTCAGATCGGGCGGCTTGAGGATGCGGCATTCATCTTCGGCGACATTGACCGCGCCAACGTCGTTGGCGTCACGAATCATCAGGGAAATGGGGGTTCTCTTGATTGCCAGCCTGCGGAGATAGGGCAAAGAGGAGGACGTCCCCATCAGAGTGATGGCGCAGTTTCCGCTTTCGTTGGCGTTTTCGCTATATGCTACATCGCCCTTTACGCCGACCTGGGTGGTAACGATGTCTTCGTTTCTGGTGACAGAAATGACGCTATCGGGGCCGAAGTTGGTGATTTCCTTGCCATTGATGATTACGCTGACCTTTTTGGGGTCGTAGCTGGCAATTTCAATTCCGTTCGCCATTGTCTATTAACCTCCTTCTCAGTTGTTGAGCGTCACGCTGAGGGTGCCGCGCACCTTGGCGCTGTGGACAGCGCCTTCGAGCTGGGCTTCCCATTCAATATCCGGCATGACGCGGTTGCGGGCCTGCTCGTCGGTGGCATCCTTCCGCTTGGGAACGGTGACGGTATAAACGCCGACGCCGTCCTCTGGGTCTTTTGCGATAATGTGGAGGTCTACGGCCCTGTTCAGCGCGGAGAACACGCCGCTTGCCACGATGGAAAATCCGGCATCCGTGTAGCCGATTTTCGGGTTCTGCAGGAAGATGGTATAAAGGTTCTCGCGCATCTGGTAGGTGATGTAGTCGGCGCCGAGCACGTTGTCGATGAAGTTGCCGTCACCACAAATGCCGTTCTTCATGTATTCGTGCTTATACTCAGCCGTCATAAAGTTGACGCGATTTTCCTCCAGCGTATCGCGCTCGCTGTCTCTCAGGTATGCGACGCTGATGCCGTCGGGGACTTTCCACTTCCAGGTTACGCTCTCCGGCCAGAACGGGCCGACAGAGCCCACCCAGGCGGCGTCCGCCCATTCGCTGGGGTCGTCGGTGTAGACCACGGCGCTGCGGCCGTAGTTGTTGACATACTCCTTGTTCGTGACCTGGCCGAAGTAGAACTTTCGGTGATCTTCAACGCCGGCGCCGAGGGCGGCCTCTGTGGGCTCGGTGCCTTCCGCCCATTTGCATAGGGCCGTAACGCAGTCTTCATCGGTGACGTCGGTGAGGACGAAATAGAAGTCGTCGTCTGCGTCTCTGATCTCCTCCAGGGCCTTGACGAGGTTTTCTTCCTTTGTCACGTCGCCCGTGCCGATGGTAATGACAACATCGCATCCGCCGAGCTCAAGGCTCTCGAAGCAGTCTTCGTCTTTGTAGAGGCCGATGTCTGCCGTGTAGCCGGAAATGGCGGTGCGCGTGGTGCTGGTGAACACGACGGTCTTTTCCGCCGCTTCCGCGCGGAACTCTACGCCATCCTCGGTGAAGGTGACACCATCGAACAGAGCAGCAAAAGCCGCTTCGTCAGCAGGAGCCGTGTCTCCGGTGGTGATTTTTACGACGGCCTTGCCGCCGATTTTGGCGTAATAGTCGGTATTTGCCGTCAGCTCTTCCGAAGTGGAGAGGCCGTCGAAGGCTGCCTTGATGGTGCTTGCCTTCCCGCCGACGTTCTGCGGGTTCTCGATGCCTACGATGCGTACCTTGCGGATAAGGGTATCAGCCAGGGTGTTGTCCTGGTTGAACAGCTTGGTCGCCATAGCAGCGACCTTCTTGCCCTCAAAATCTGCGTTGATCTTTTCGAGATCGTTGTAGGTCTTCATCGGGGCTGCGCCCTCAGTAGACAGCAGGAGGATGTCGAGGCTTTCAGCCGGCTTTACCTTCGCGTCGATGGCGGTAAATACCTGGATGTCTTTGCTCATGTGCTTCACTCCTTTTCTGTGATAGGTGCCGTTTCAACGCTCGAAACGACACGAGTGTCTTGCCGGGTGTATCGGATGCGGACGTCGAAGCCCACCCGGCGGGCGGCCTCGTCGATGATAAGGGTGCTGCGGTTCTGCGCCTGGCCAATTTCGACGATGGTAATTCCAAGCATGAGGAAATCATCATATCCGACGTGCTGGAAGTAACCGATAGCCTTGTCGGCGAGGTCTTCCGCTTCGTCGCTGCCGTAGATGTAGATTCCGTCGGCGTCGGTTCTGTTCTGGCTGCAAAACGTAAAAGAAAAGGTCGCAGAAGGCATTTCCATACGGGTTATCTCCGCGTTGCCTCCTTCGGCCTCTCGGGTGGTGTAGTCGCCCATGCCCCTGTCCGGGGCATACGGGGTGCTGACGCTATAAATGCCATACGGGAGCTGCGCCTCCGGCTGCACCTGATCGGCGAGAACAATGGGGCAGCCCATATAATTCCAAAGTCTTTCGACCAATGCGTTTCGGATTTCTCTGAACGTCATTTTGGATTGCTCGCTCCCTTCTTTTCGACCATATAGCGTTTCAAGGCGTGTACGGGGCCATGCGTGAGCTCCTGCTTAACGGTATAGAGCTGTCCGTCATATCCGTCTCGGAATTGAGCTCCGACGCGAAGCGTATGCCCGTTGGTGTAAACCTTCTGGGCGTTGATGGTGTAGGTGCCGGCGTCCATATACTTGAGGTCTTCGTTGTTCAGCGGCATAACGACGCCTTGAAAGGCTTCTTCCGAGGCCTCTCCGGGCACCCATTGTCCGCCGTTCTGCTTGTCGTAGTAGCCGCCGTCTTCGTGTACCTCAAACATTTCATGGAGCAGCCCACGCGGGAGCTTTGGCCCCTTCCAAGTCCTCATTGTGCGCCGCCTCCTTCCACGCGGTATGTGATGCTGTTGTAAAGGCGACCGGAATCGAAAAGGGGCTGATACTGCGTTGTTGTCCGCAGCGTCGTCGCCGATTTCGCGGGGGATAACTTCGTGTTGAAGTATTCCCGTGTCATTTCGACGGCCCACTTTCCAACGTAGTCGGCTGCCTCCTGCGCTGTCCAGCCTTTGCGAATGATTCCGTCAACGGCCTCTTTGCAGAGCTTTTCAAGCGTATCGCCGCCGTTGTCGAAGCTGGCCCGGATGAAGCTGCGCTCTGGTATTTCGACGCTCTCCACGAGCATATAAAGCCAGTCGTAGTTGTCCGGGTCATAGGCTTTGCCCTTCGCCTCCGGTTTCTCCCTGACCAAGTATCCGTAGCCGGGGGAAATGGGAATGAACTCAAGGTCAGAAAAACTGCGGGGGCTTCCGGCGTCCTTCGCCTCTGCGGTGAGCGGTATTGCGAGGTGCTTGACGTTCTTCGCGTGAATGGTGGCACCGTATTCATGCACACCAGCAATCATAAGTAAATCGCCTCCGGCATCACCCATAATCCCTACATGGACGGTGAGACCGCGAAGCGCCGCTATCTCTCGCTTGATACGAGCCATTTCCGGGCGGAAGGTGTCTTTGAGGATTTTCAAACCTACCACCGCCTATACTTGGAGATAATCGTCTGCCAAGTCTCGCTTATATTCTTATCGAACGTCCAAGAAACGTCGGAAATGGAGAAGGCAGAAAGGCCGGCGGCATCATTCTCGATGATAGCTTCCTGCTGTGCGACCATGTTCCAAATAACTGCCTCAAGGTCAGCCGGGAGTGTGCTGGGGTTCTCCTCCGTTCCGTCTTTCGGCAGAACATATCCGGCGTCATATTTGACCTCAAGGTATCGCCTGGGGGCGATGTAGTCGCGGGAGAGGCCGCCAATGTGGCCCTGGTACGTCCAGCCGTCTTCACGATAGACGACGCCGATTTCTCCATCCTGGTCGAAATCGTAGCCGTTTATGATCTCGCCGGTCGTGAGGCTCTTGATTTGCTCGATACTGATGATGGGGTAATGCTCCAGTACGAGCCGCTGCGTTCCCGGGCCTGCGCACTTCTGGATGTAGGTGTGTAGCCCGAGCTTTCGGCCAAGCTGTGTTTCGAGCCATGCGGAAGCGGCATTGATAAGCTGAATGAGGGTGTTGTCCCTGGCTTCGTCCACATCGTCTTCGGGAATGCCGATGAACGTCTTTACGGCCTCCAACGTCGTGAGCGCGTTGTCGTTAAGCTGAATCGCCATGTTCTTGCCTCCTGGGGAGCTCTGGGGAGGCATTTCGCCTCCCCAGGGTCTCATTTATCGTCCTGGGCCTTGCGGCCCGCCTTGGGGCTTTTCTGGGGCTTCTCATGGCCGTCCTGCTTTTTCTGCTCGCCGGGTGCGTCCTGCTTCTTGTTCGAGCTGGGGCCGGGCGCCCGGGGAGGGGTGAACATTCTTGCCATAGCTGCGGCCCCCTTAACCGCCGGTACCGCTGCTTGCCGGGGCGATGGCGGTGACCTGGTGCACGGGATAGTCGATAGCATCGCCGAGCGCCAGAGCGCCGGCCGTGCCGCCGGTAACGGTGATCTTGATGAACTCCTTGCAGCCCACCAAGTCGATGTCCAGGTTGGCAACGGCTGCCGCCGGGCCTTCGTTCTTCACGATGGCCTCACCGCTCTCGTTGACGGGGTTGTCAACAAACAGGCGAGAATCGCCGACGGCCTCGAAGGTGCCGTCCTGGGTGTCGCAGTGTTCGACCTTCACGGTCGCCGTCGCGTTCTGCGCAACGGTGAGCGCCAGCACCGCGCTTTCGTAGCCGGTGCGCTGAACGACGCTGCCGCTCACGAGGGGCAGCACAGCGACGGTCTCAAAAAGTGCTCTTTTCATGCTCTGTGTTCCTCCTTCTTAGAATACCTTGACGTTCTTGACGTAGGCGAAGCTCTCGACATGGCGAACGCCGATGTCGTCGTACATCAGTGCGCGGGTGCCCGTGAGGTTTTCCTCGAAGGCGTTGTGCTGGATGCCGTCTTCGTCCGTCCAGGAGCCGTCCAGGGTGGTGTAGGTCTCCAGGCCCATCTGGTCGCCAATCATCAGGTCAGCCCAGTTGCCGAAGAAAATATCGGTGAGGCCGTCCTTGCTGGTGGGAATCTGGTTCGTGACCGCGTAATTCATACCCAGGAATTTGCCCTGGTTCATTTCATCGCGGTACAGATAGTCGCCGGTCGCGGTCTTGAGGTTCATCAGGTAGCCTTCCATGAAGCTGTTGAAGCCCCAGCCGAGGGCAACGTCGTCTACGTTCTTGCTCATAAGCAGAGACTTGACGTAGACCGGGAAGTCTGCGGTGATGCGGCCGCTCGCATCGGCGAGCGAGGTGTTATTGAGGTTCTTCGCGTCGATGATCTCGATGCCGGCGGTGTTGGCAATGCCGGTGGGCTGGAACTCGCCACCCTTGCCGTAAAGGCCGCCCCAATCGAGGCCGAGCTGCATACGGCGGGAGAGATCGGCGGCGAACATTTCGTCCGCGCTGTACTTGGTGCTCATAATGAGCTCGCGGGTCTGGGGGACGATGGCCTCCAGGCGCTTCGCAGACAGACGCAGATTGCCGAAGCTGGGCTGCGTTGCCTTGATCTTGCGAGCCTCACCGCCCCAGGAGGCGCGGGTGCCGCTAGTCATGCGAGGAATGTTGATGTTGCCGGTCTCCATCGGAATCGTGCGGGCGCCCAGCTCCTTGATGATGGTCTTGGAGTAAAGCAGCTCGATTACGTCGTCCAGGTAGACCTCCGGGATAAGGAAGCCGCCGGCGGAAGGCGAGGTAGCGTTGAGGGCCTTGAACTCGCGGCTCATGCTCTCGTCGCCATACTTGCGCTTTGCGTAGAACGCAGCGCGTTCGGGGTCATTCCGGCCGAAGACGTCCAGACACTTGATAGCACGGGCAAGCTGCACCATAGGCGGCACCTTCTTTTCCTCGCGGTTAGTCTTGGTGGGGCCGGAAATGAACAGGTTCGCATACTTGCGCTCGGGCGCCGGCTGCGCGGCGGATTTTACCTGGCGGTTGCCGGCGTTCGCCTTGCGGCGCTTCACGGTGTCCTCGGGGTCGCCGTCGTCCTTGGTGTCGGGGTCTTCGTCGTCGTCCTTGGTATCCTCGTCGACGTCGTCGCCCATGCCCTCGTCGGGGGCAAGCTCGGCGAGGAGCGCGGCGGCCTCCTGCACGATCTCCTCAGTGGTAACGCCGTTGTCTTCGCCACCGGCCTCCACGTCGGCCTTGTGCTTCTCACTGACGGCCTCGATGGCCTGCTCAATGACGCCCAGCACGTCGTTGGTGCTGATGCCGTCCAGCGGGGCGTCGGTGGCACCGTCGTCCTTGGTGCCGGACATAGCTTCCTTGACCGCGCTCTTGATAAGCTCTTTCAGCTCGTCGGTGCCCATCTTGGCAGAGCTAGCGGTCTTTCTGTTCTTGGGGTTAGGCATTTAAGTTGTCCTCCTATTCGGTATAATTTTGATGGTTTTCTGCTGCGTCGGGGCCAATTTGAAGTGGTGGCCCGTCTGCTGGGATTTTTGCGCTTCTGGGTTATCTGCGCCCTTGCCGTCGTCGTTGCGGGCCTCTGCGATTACCTTGTCGAGAAGTTTGGCGGCGGCCTTCATCGACGTGCTGGCTTCCGTGAGCGATTTGAGCCTCGCTGCGGAAATCTTGCGGCCGGCCTTGATGTCGGCTTCTACGTCGCGGGCTGCTTCCTTAATTCTCTCGGTAGCCTCACTCTTGATGTCCGTAATAACAGCCTGGTCGTTCATGGCCCAGGTTACCACGCTGACCTCCCAGAGCTTGACTTCGCGGAGGTGGCGGATGCCTGCCTCGTCGTAGTCGAAGACTACGGGGTCGTAGCCGATGGAGAGCTCGCACAAAACTCCGTCTTTGATAAGCGTCCTGACGTCGCGGCCGAGGGTGGTGTCGCTGATTTTGGCTTTGAGGAACAGGCCGTTTGCATCTTCGCGGAGCTCCAGAGGCTTACCGATGGGGAGCAGGCTCTCGTTATGCCCGGAAAGGATTTTCACCCTTCCAACGCCTTCGGCGATTGTCTTCGTGAAGGCGCCCGGCTCGATGATGTCGCCGCCGCTGTCGATGTTGGAGAATACTGCGCCGTAGCCGGAGAAGGTTCCTTCTTCCTCGTCGTAGTCCTCCAATGCGAACTCAATCGTTTTGAACTCAGTCCGCACACCTCTGTGCTGCACTCCCTTCGCAAGGGAACGCTCCCAGGCGCTTTTCCCCACGCGCTGGGAATAATAAGACGGCGACACCCGCAGATTTGATACTGCGAGCTTCGCCGTCATTGTGGGGTCGTCGTTGGTGACGTTGGCGCTTCCTGCCTTCGTCCCGTGCCGGAGCTCTGCGTTCATTCCGGCAAGCAGATCGTCAACCGTGAACTTTTCCGCTGAAAAGTCGAGCCCTATGGCCTTCGCGGCTGCTTCTGCGTCTTTCTGCGTGAAAAACATACGCTCACGCCTCCTTCATCGGTTATAGGTGACATAGCAGCGGCATTTGATGGTCTCCCTCGCGGGCCCCATCGGGTCACAAGGGTATCTAAGGCCGTTGCTAAAGGTTCCGTCGATGGGGACGGTCTCGCCGTCCATCGCAACGTGATTCGGGCCGCCGTCGCGCCCGTCGCGCGGGTTCTTCTGCGGCCGGTGGTGCCAGGTCTTTGTGACGGCACCGCTCGAGCGCATCATGTCATAATGGCCTGTTTCAAGAGTGGTGATTGTCTCTTGGTCGGCTATCAGCTTCGCGCGGCTCTTGGACTGTATCTCGTACTCCTGCAGGATCTCCGCGACCATCTGTTCGCGGCTGTTTCCGCTTTCAATGCCCTGTGCAACAATGCGGCCGATATTGTCCTTCGTCGTCTGGGTGACGTGCGTGACACGCTGGCCGCCTTGAATCTTGGCCGGAGAAATGAGCTCCGGCCGGTCAATGCCGCGAATTGCATACGCATCAGCGGCGAGCTTTGTGCCGGCGGCGTAGGTCTGCTTCCAGAGCGGTTTGAAAATCTCCTCCATAGCCTGCTTTTCTCCGGGCCAGTCAATCAGGCTGCCAATGAACTGTGAAACGAGGCTTTTTTGTCCATCCTCACCAAGCGCGGCCCATGCGGCGGCGTCTGCTACATGGTCGGCTGTGATGTAGGGTTGAAGGACGTCCCAAACACTCCAATCGGCCTTTTCTTCGCCATTGAGGGCCTTGGTGAGCCGCTTCTCCTGTTCCCGGAAGTATTTTAGCGTAGCAATTTCAAACTTTGCCCTCTGGGCCTTCTGAGCCGCTTCAAGCATCTTTGCTATAGCGCCCGGCTGCGCTTTTCCTTCGTGCGCGTGGGCGTCACTCATGGTCTCTGATAACGGCACTGTGGAAGTCTCGTTTTCGTTCGGCTCGTCGTAGAGAAAGTCAATACCGTCCGGCTCTGCGGAGAGCATCGAAGTGATCTCCGTGGGGTCGTCTTCCTCGCTGATAAACAAATCAGATACGTTGATTTTGTAGACGTTTCCACCGTACTTGCACGGGGGAACACCAAGCAGCTCGCGGGCCTCGTCTCGCATCAGGAGGCCGGCGTTCCAGCCGTCCAGCGCCTTCGCTTTGTCGAACTCCTGAGAGTGAGGGACAATATCATCGAAATGCCATACGAGGTCGGCGCCGAAGAACGGCAAAAGCTGCGTGTTAATTGCCTCCTCGCGCTTCCCGAGGCGCGGCATGAGGACGTTTGAAGCGTAGATGTACTGCGCCGCGTCGCTGGTGGCGCGGTTGCTGTTCTCGGTAATGCCCATGATCTCGCGGGGAACGCCAAAATGCTCAAGGACGGCATTTCGCAGGAACTCGCGCCCTTGCATCATGTCCATATCCTTCATGTTCTCTGCGAGCTTGGTGACGGTCACTTCTCCGTCAATGGTGGCGATGCCGTGACTGTTGAAAGGCCCCCGAAACTTCTCGTTCCACTCCTCTCGGAACCGTGCGCGTTGGTCTTTGCTGCTGCCCGGCATGGCAATAAGGGTGGACGGCGTTGCATCGTTGTAAAAGAACTTCTTTTGGAACTTCGCCGCATACTCGTCGGTCTCAATTTCGTCCGCCAGAGCCTCCGCGCTTCCGAGACCGCGCTTATAGGGGTCAAGCGGATTGAGCTCCTTCATGTAGAAAACATCATCGACCGGAACTTGCAGGATGTTTCCGCTGGTGGTCTTCACTTCGTAATACGGGTGCCCGATGTAAGGCGTCTCCTGCACCCAGCTCGTCGGCAGCGGCCAGATTTCAGCCGGCCGGCCCGCTGCGTCGAACTCATAAACGAAATAGCCTTCGCCCTTGAGCTCAAGGTAGATTTGGAGCAGGCGCCAACAGGCTGCGGCCGACATTTCATAAAGCGGGTTCGGCTTTGCCATGAAGTCTAAGAAGGGATGGCTTTCAATTTCCGTCTCCTCGCCGGTCTCGGGATTTACACGGAACAGCTTTCCCGTGCAAGTGGAAAGGTCGGATGCAATTCGGTCTACCACTGCGAGGCGTGGATTTTTGCCGAACATATCGAACCATTCGCGCGTATTGTGCTCCGGCGGCGTGGTGTAACGCGGAAGCATTACGCTGACGTTCTGGCCGGTGTACTGTTGCGCTACGCTGCGCCGTCTTCCGAAAATCGCCATATCCGTCCACCTCCTTCTCTGTTGTAGTCCATAAAATTGCCTCCTATCCCAATTCCCAGGTGTAGCGCCTGGGTTCGTAAAGCGCAAGGGCAAGGGCGTCCGCCATATCAGGAGACGGGAGGCCGCGCTTCTTCATGGCCTCTTTCTTTTCGAGCTCGATTTGGCCCTTGCTGTTGACGACATACTTGCGGTTTGATAGCTGACTGATTTGCTGATCGTTTTCCCAAAGGGAAAGGCGCTGCTCATAAAGAGCAAGACGCACCGCGCCCCACATGAGGCCGGTGCTGTTTGCATATTCAATGGGGTCGCCTTCGTCGCCGCTGACGGTTCCGCCCTCGCCGCCGAAATGGCATTCGTAAAGCTCAAAAACGAAGCGCGGCGCGTCTATTCCGTCGGCCTCTCTGGCCTGTTCAACGGCGTCGATGATGTCGTCCCTCTGCTCGTTTATGATGTCATAAACGCCAACGCCGAGGCCGTCGCAGTCGATTTTGAGGTGTATTTCTGCTGCTGGGTAGTCACGCGCAAGCTGCTTGACCGTGATGATAACACGGCCGGCGAGCTCGGTCGTATTGTTGTGATGGTAGATGTCCGGCTCCGCCTGGGTGCTCTTGTCAAAAACAGGGCATACAACGCTGCTGTCGTCGCCGTAGCGAGCAACGTCCACGCCGATGTCGATGCGGTTCGGGCTTTCTGGGGCCGTGTGGGCTGCGCTGGCCCTCTCGCACCACTCCATCGGTATGAAGCTGTCGGGCAGGCTCTTGGGGAAGTCTCCGGCCACGCGGACGCGAAATACGTCGCTGTCCTCGCCGAACATTTCAGTGATTGTGTGGATGAAGGCGTCGTCAACGCGGCTGCTCTCGCGGCCGTCGATATGGAGGGTGTTGTACTGCGCTCTGTTTTTGTGGTGGCTGTCAAAGAAAAAGCCGGTGAGCCTCGTCGGGTTCCCGGCCATGAACAGCCGGGAGCCTTCCGTAGAAAGAGCGCCGAGGATAGGCTCAAATACCTTATCCTCGACGCCGCTCGCCTCGTCTATGATGTAAAGAACGTGCTCCGCGTGGAAGCCTTGAAGGGCGTCCGGTTTACTCGCGGTTCTGGCTACCGCGAACCATTCTTCCCGGTAGCCTTTCATAAAGACCTTTTCCTGCGTCCATAGAATGTCATTCTCCAAAACGGGGTTGTTTCTCAACCACTTGGAGACTTCGGCCCAAAGAATGTCGTATAGCTGATGCTTCGTAGGCGCCGTACATGGAATCTTCGGGTACGGCCTGGTGGAAAGGAACCAGATAATGAGCCAGCTTTCTACGGCGCTCTTTCCGACGCCGTGACCGCTGCGGACGCTGGTGAGTGGATTGTCGGCTACGCTTTGTAGCATATCCTTCTGTCGCGCGTCCGGCTTTGCTCTGATGATGTCTTCTACGAACTCGACCGGATGGGTGGAATAGTAGAGGATTGCATCGGGGTTAAGGCTCATTCTGCTCCTTCCTTTTCCTCCAGGCTTCGTTGATGGCGTCGGCCAAAGTGCTCGGGCCCTCTGCGGCCGTCTTCTGCACCTCTGCGGATGTTACTTCGACCTCGGCCTCGCGGCCTGCACGTTCAATAGCGGTTGCTGCCTTGATGTAAGCGATAATATCCTTCGGGGCCATATCGCTCGGGTTCTGCCGGGCGAGCGCCTGGAGCGCGGCTTCCTGGAGCTGCATTGCGATTTTTACCTGTCTGGCGTTCATTTTCCGCAGCTCTGCGGAAGCTGTTCTTTTGGCTTCTCGTTGGAGCTCATTGTCGTACTCCAACACTCGCTCGTCCCAAGAGTAGGCAGCTTTCCAACGGCTGATTAGCTGTCTACTTTTTGACAACTTCTCGGAAACTGCCGAAACGCTGCGTTGCGCCCCCAAATCACGGTAAGCGACAAACGCCTCATACGCCTTTTCAGTTTCGCCGGGCTGTCGCTCCCAAGGCCGTTCCGCGTCTCTCGTTTTCGGCATTTCCTCCCCTCATTTCATCGCTCGCCGCTGCTATGGTCTGCCGGCGGCCGGGATGTTCCGGGGCGCTGCTCCCACAATCCAGAACAGCGTGCTTCCAGGGTCGAGGCCGCTTTTTACGAACCACTGCATTGTCTTCGCTTCGTAATTTGGGTGGAGCGTGATGCCACCCCAAACAGCCGTCGCCGGCTTCTCGTATGCAAATCCTTCGGTATGAAACAAATCGTGGTAAATAAAATCCCTGTCGGCCCCGTGCTCTCTGAGCGTTCGGTGTATGCTCTCGCGCCGGTCTGGCGCCGTCGCTACAAGATGAACATTTCTTACCTTCTTCCCATAGCGATTCAAGCCTATCATAACGCCGGATGCCGTGATGCCGCTTCCGCACGTCATAACGAGGTTTTCAATTTCATCAGGGATATTCTCTACCTGTGCTGCGACGGCCCCAAGGAGGACATCTGAGTGCCCGGAAAGGTTAATTCCGTACTGGACGATGAAGTCCTCTGGCCCTTTCAATTCCTTGGCCTTCGCGTATAGCACATTATGGCGGCCGCTCCTGGTAGCAAGCAAGACCGTCGCGCCGTATTTTAAGCATAGGCGCGGCATGGGGCTTTCCAGCAGCTTCGCGCGGCTGGTGCCTCCGTATAATATCTTGCATCGCTTTCCGAAGGCCAGCGCGGCCGCTGCCGTGATAGGGGCCTGCGGGCTGTGTATGCTGCAGCAGCTTATGACGCCGGTGATTTCGTCTTTCACGCTATCGAGGAGCATCATGCACTGTCGCATTTTTCCGCCGTTGACTTCTCCCGGGCCGAACGGCTCATAGAGATCGTCGCGCTTGAAAAGCAGACCGCCTACGCTCTGCACTGGCGTCAGCTTATTCATGGCCGGCCTTCCCGAAAATCTTCCGGTAATAGTCCGCCTTCTGGGCGAGCTCATTCTGCATGATGCCGGCGAGGCTTTGCTTGGAGATTTTCTGTCCGCTTCCGGCCGTCTGATTGAGCGTCTTAAAGGCGTCGGCCGTTCCGACCTGCTTCATTCGCTCCGTCGGCTGCGGGTTCTTCCCGTTTATCATCATGCAGAGGTTGTAGGTGTTCGGCTTGAAGCCGTCCAGGCCCTCAATGCCGCAACAGGTCATGTCGTCGCCCATATTGCGCAGGCGGTTTTCACCAGAATAGAATACCAGGCCGCAACGGTGGGCCTCTGCTTTAATCTGCTCGAAGTCTGCCCGCAGCAGCTCAATGGGATAAACGCAATCGCCGCCGACGCGCACGAGGCCAGGCTTCGCCTTTGCGAATTTCATCCCTTCCACAACAACGCCGTGGGCGCCTGCGGCCTTCACGCGGGGAAGGTTCTTCAAAACGTCTTGGAGAACTTCGTGCATGAATGGCTGGATGCGGACGATTGTGCGTTTCACTCTGGGCGAGATCGTCCGCAGCATTTCCAAGCGTTCCTCGTATCTCGGTGCGCCTTTTTCAAGCTGGTCGTACCGGCTGCATACCATGCTGATTTGAACGACGCAGTTACACTCCGCAAGGAGCTCAAGGTATTCCGGGCTTGCCGCGAGGCGTCCCTTCGTGCTTACCACAAAGGGATATTTTGTCTCTGCGAGATACTTCAAGCACTCGAGACTGTAACCGTATTTCTTTTCGACCGGCTGGAAAGGGTCGCTCATGCCGCCCCAATGAATGGGGATATTCCAGTCGCACCACGCGGTTTCTCCGCTGCGCTTTCCCTGGACAAATGCCTTGAGGCTTTCAACCGTGTCGCCCTTCTTCACCGCTTCGAGCTGCCCGTTCTTTTTCTGCACGAAGCAGTACCGGCACCCGTGGCTGCATCCAACGTATGTATCGAAGCGAATGGGGAGATTGCATAGCACGATCTGGCTTCCGCATTTACACGCCATTGTTGTTGCCCTCCTCGAAAACGGTCTTGAGAATTACGGCCACAAGGCTGTCTTTCCCGTGGGTCTTGATATATGCCTCCAGGTCGTCGCGGTCGTGCTGGTCGAAGCGGAGGCTGAGATTGAAGGTCTTTTCAATCTGGGCGAGCTCTTGGTCTATCATGCCCTGGTCAATGAGCTGTTCCAGCTTCGCCTGCACTTCGTCGATTTCCGGCTGCGTAAAGCCGGTTTCCAGCGCCCGGTCTCCGAGGCTGTCGAAAACGGCGCCGAGCTTTTCCGTGTCCCATCTGCCGCCGATTTTGTTGAGCGCGATGTTGAGCTCCTTTTCCTTGATCTCGTCGAGGTCTACGACGCTGACATCGACCTCCTCATGTCCGAGGGCTGCTTCCACGGTGAGCCTCTGGTGGCCGCCGACCACGCGGTTCGTCCGTTCATTCCAGACGACGGGCTCGACCATTCCAAATTGCTCTAAGCTGCGCTTGAGGGTTTCGTACTCAGCGTCCCCGGGCTGGAGCTCTACGCGGGGATTGTAGGTCGCTCGCTCCATATCGGCAATACGTTTTCTGATAATCTTCATCACACGAGCCCCTTTACTTTGTCCATGACGGCCTTCGCCAAGCCGACCTTCCCGTAGTCTTCGACGTAGCGGTTCACACGCTGGTGCTGTTCTTCCGGCAGAGTGAAGGTAGCAACAAATGTGTCGCTTTCCTTCTTCCCGACGTCGGAAAAGTCCTCTTTGAGGAGGTCTTCGATGTGGCCGAAGTCCTCACCCATGAGGCTGATTTCCAGCTCAGTAAATCCAGTGGCCTTCAAGTTGCCGCCAGCTGCCTTGATTTCGTCGATAAGGGCAACCAGTTTCGCTACGTCCCAAATGCCCTTGCTCTTATTCAGTAAGACGTTGAGGATTTTTTCATCCTCCGGGGAAAGGTTTACGACGCTGATGTCTTCTTCCTCGACGCCTCGGGCGAGAAGAACATTCCGGCGCTGGTGGCCGCCGACGATATTGCCGGTGCGCTCGTTCCATACAATCGGCTCTACATAGCCGAAGTTGCCGATGCTTTCGTCAAGGGCTTCCCATTCCTGGTCGCCCGGTTTCAGTTCCACCCTGGGGTTGTATTCCGCCGGGGTTAGCTCGGAGAGCTTCATTTTCCGTATTTCCACAGGTTACTCCTTTCTGGCATAAAAAGCGCCCGCTACATTCTCTGTAACGGGCGCTTTTGCTCTGCGCAATTTTTCATGGTAATAATGCTACCACGAAAAAATCTCAAAAGCAAATTGCAAAAATGCACCGTCTTTTTGCACGGGGTTATCGGACGGCTCTGGCCCCATAAAGCATAATCGCTATACGCTGCACCAGGCGCTTCCGGTTCCGCCAGACCGTCGATGTGTCGCACCCAAGGGCCTGTCCGATGGTCTCGTCGTCCGTCTCCTCAAAATACCGGCCGGTGACGCAGTATTCGTACCTGTCGCCTTGTATGGTGGCGATGGCACGTTCTACGGCGTTGATTTCTTCTTCATCGGCGGCAATGGTGGCTTCCATGTCCTGCTTGATTGCGGAGAAGATTTCGTCCGGGGTGAGGGCGACGCCGTTTTTCTGGAACCTGACGATGCTTTTCGACTTCTGGCGCGGCCCGTAGGTCAAAAGCTCCTGGTAGAGCTCGCGGTCGTCTTCGCATTTCTGCTTCAAATAGGGCAGCGCATAGAGGCGCTTCTCCGTGGCCTTGTATGCGTCCTTCGGGGCCTGCTGCGCTGCGCGGACGGCTGCGTTCACGCTCTTTTTTATGATCTCCTCGATGCTGGGCTTCTTTTCTGCCACGGGGCTTCACCTCCTGCGGTTTCTGATAAAGGGACAATGTACTCCAAGCCAGATAGGGGGCTGCGCGTTTCCTATGACGCTGAACCATAGCCGGCCGGTAAAGAGCAGCTTGACGCGCTCCCAGAACGTGAGCCGCCAGCAAGAAATTACCTGTCCCTCTCCACGGAAGGCAGGCAGCGGGTCGCAACGCTCCTCCATGCCCTCCGGCGGGTTGAATATGATATTCTGTTCCGGGAACGACGTCGGTGTCATGCTGCCGCCCTCCCTTACTTGTGCTGGGCTTCCATCAGCTCGGAGAGCCTGTCCCGTGCGCGGGTCAGGACGTCAATCTGATGGCGGGCCCGTTTCTGCGCTGCGGGGATTAAGCCCTTGCCTCCGGGCAGAACGCGGCCGACGATGCCGCTGGTGGTGGTGTCCATGTTCGCAGTCTTGTCGGCCTCGTTGATGAGGCTCTGTAAATCCGCAAGAAGCTGAACATCGGTTTTGAAATTACTCATGCCTTCCTCCTCAATCTGCTTCGTTGATGTTGACTGCGATGCACTCTGTCCAGCCGAGGCCTCGATACTTCTCGAGCCATTCCTCGTTGGTGTTGTGCTCCTCGCACCAGTCCCAGCCCACAACCTCGGTGAGCGTATTCTCGACCTCGCCCATGTCGCTGTCGTCGAAAAAGAAGATGTGTTCCTCGCCGCAGATGTATTTCGTCACTTCTGCGGCGCCCCACGAGCCCTTCCAGCGAGCGCAGCTATCGTCACAGACGATTTCGCTCGCCACCATCGG